AGAGATCATTGACGGTGGTGCACTTCTGATTGCGACAGCAATCCCTCTACACTATGACAGCCCTAATCGGCAACAACAAATGAAGGACTATGTGCATGAGTATGCCTACACTAGTAATAGATATTGATCACACTATTTGTATACCTAACGATGCGGAGAAGGATACGTTCGAGAAGTATGGAAAGGCGAAACCGATCAAAGAAATGATCGATGCCATCAGAAAGGCGAAACAGTCCGGATACCGCATCGTTCTTTTTACTGCTAGGCGAATGGCGACACATAACGGTGATATAAATAAAGTCATAGAAGATGTCGGCGAGCTTACGATTAACTGGCTCAAGGAACATGATGTTCCATACGACGAACTTCAGTTTGGCAAACCAAATGCAGTATACTATGTAGATGACAAGGCACTCTTGCCGAATCAATTTATTGAATGGATTATGAGGGATAAATGATGAAGATTGGTTTTTGCAAAGTTGGCAAATCCGTAAAGTTTAGAAATACTAAGTACTCGCCAATCGGCGGTGATAACGAAGCATCATGTACTCTGCGTGCAGTTGCTAATAACAACCCAGATAAAACTTTCTTTATCATCGGCAGATCTGACTTTGCGACTCTTTCTGAGATCGAAAAAGCAGATCTGTTTCCATATGATAATGTTGTAGACGTATGGGAAGGTGTTGGTCTTGATATTTCTCAGAAGTATTTTGATCATATTGTTAATTACTTCAAAGAAAAGCAGATCACTCTAGACTTTACCATTATGATGGTCGGCCAACTGAGCAACGTTACTATTCCTGACCGTATCGAAAAGGTTCGCGAAGGTAACGATGGAAAGCCAGCTCAGACTCTCGACATGACTAAGTGGTACACGACACCGATCTTTACTTGGCTGAACCAAGAGAAGCCACCGTATATTGAGATCGTTAACGATCCGCGTTATACAATTAAGCAACCGCGTGATATGTTCCATATGCCGATGCGTTCTCTTGGCCAGTTTGATTACGACTACGAAACGTTTTCTATTCGTAGCTACGAAGATCAAGAGCGTATCACTCGAGTCGTACACTCTGAGTACGCAGGAATGGAAACTGCGTTCTGTGGTGACTATGAGTATACTCAAGAAGTTAATCTCGGTCGCAAGACGGACTTCATGGTTGTTCTTAACGAAGGTAAGCCGTCGCGTTACGATCTACTTAAGGAATGGGTACTAGATAAGTTTGAAGACGTTGAGATCTATGGCAAGTGGGAACACGATGCTGTAAGTAAAGACTCTCGCTTTAAGGGGTCCATGCATATCGACGAACTTCAGAAGAAACTTAGAGACGTTAAGTTCACGTTCATTATTCCTATCAAAGAAGGCTGGGTTACTTCGAAATATATCGAAATGATCCACGCGGGTGTAATTCCGTTCCTGCATCCGACTTACGATATGCAGAGTCACCTTCCTATTCCAGACTTTCTGCGTCCAAAGACTCCTTCTGAGTTCTACGAGCGTATGCAGCATCTGATTGATAATCAAGATGAATACGAGACGTTACTTAAGGATCTTCGCAAAGCTGTTCTTAAGCCGGAATATTACGACGGTACTTTCATTAACGATAAGATCATGTCTACGTTTGATCCTAGCTATCAACGCCCAGACGTAAGAGTCTTTGAAAAGAAGACTGTAACGACTCTCGAAGACTTTTTTACATAAGGATAAAATAATGACTGATATTACTTGGGTACCTCATATCCCACTCATTGGTGGACAGATGCTCGGCGCAGAAAAAGCTTTCGGAGTTCCTCCTCTTGCTATCTACTCATACGATGGATTTCAAGCAAACGATAGTCACTACGTCAACTATCAGAACAACGTAAAAGGACGTGGATTAGAGTATCGTCTTCTAGATAACGGTCCGCCAATTCATAAGGTGGACGTTGTGTCGGGTACTCCACCCTGTGCTGCTCTTTCTCAGTTGAACACAGGCCAGACTGCGGAAGCAAAGGGCGCAAACTGTGCTAAGAACGAATGGATGTACAAGGTATTCGAGGACGCGATCGACCTATTTGAAGCAAAGGCAGTCGTTGTAGAAAACGCTCCTGCTCTCTATACGAATAAGGGTCGGGCGGTCGCGAACAATTTGTTTGACATTTGTAATAAAAGAGGTTATAGTTTAACTCTGTACAAAACATCTACGATGTATCACGGCATTCCGCAAGCTCGCGATCGTACTTTTGCTATTGGTTGGAAGTCTGAGAAGGCACCTATCATGGCTTGGTTCAAACGCGATCGTAAGAACTTCCGTGAGTATCTAGCAGAGATAGAGAACAATACGCTGCAACACGATCTTGTTATCAATAACAAACTCGACGATGAACCATACTATGCGTTTATCAAAGCAAGAACAAATGAAAACCCAAGGGACGTCATTATTCGTAGCGGTAACATAACAGCTTTTAACTACATTAATCGTAGTGGTCTACTCGACGAAGCAAACAAGTGGATGCACGAGGTCGGCCACGCTCGTGGTATCAAAGTATCGGAACACGCCATTAAAAAGTTCGCAGATAATAAAGGCATCTGGGATAGCTCGACTCATGTATTCGATGAATGCATGAATGCTGTTATCGGCCGTAACCTTGCTGATACGATACATCCAATTCACGACCGTTCCCTTACGGTTCGTGAAGCTCTGCATATGATGGGCTTCCCTCACGACTTCGAACTCGTCGGCGGTCTTGCTAAAATGAACCATATTGCGCAAAACGTTCCTGTACCAACTTCGCGTGATATTCATTCTGAGATCGCAAAGTTCGTTCGTGGCGAGTTGCCTATGTCCGGCACAAACTATCTACGTCAGAACAATCACTACGAAAAGAATGAATACGATCCTCTCGGAACAGGATCGCAGAAAGCAACTCTAGAGGAATTTTTTGTATGACTAACCATCTTATAATCGACTTTGAGACCATGGGAAAGGATGCGACCAAGTGTGCTGTAATCGACTGCTCAGTGATGGTATTCAATTTCGAAAAGTTTACGAGTAATCCGTACTCTCTAAACAGCATCACTGAGACTAGAAAGTTTAAGCTGTCCGTAGTGGATCAAGTAAAGAACTATAGTTGGGAAATTGACAAGAGCACTCTGCAGTTCTGGGAAGAACAAGATGCAGATGTTCGCGCTAACATTGCGCCAAAGAAGACGGATCTAACGGTTAAAGAATTTATTCAACAGTTTCACGAGTTCCTAATTAAGTCGCCAAAGATTGACTATTGGTGGAGTCGTTCTAATACTTTCGATCCAATCATTCTATCTCGTTTGTTTGATGCCGAAGGCAAGCGCCTTCATCTTGAAGAGTACCTTAAGTATTGGAAAGTTCGTGACACGCGAACCTACATCGATGCAAAGATGAACTTCTCGACTACGAATGGATTTACACCAATGCTCAATGAAGAGAAGTGGAATAAATCATTTAAAAAACACGACAGCGCGTGGGATATTCTTGCTGACGTACTTCGTTTTCAACAAATACATCGTGCTGAAAACGATCTTGACCTATTATAAGGAGTAAATGATGCAACTACAAGTCACTGCTGAGCACCTCAGAAAATATTCTATCTTCATTGGAACTCCAATGTATGGTGGACAATGCGCAGGTATGTACTGTAAGTCGACCAACGACCTAGCCACTCTCTGCGCAAAGTATGACATCAGTCTTAAATTCTACTACCTGTTTAACGAGAGCTTGGTTCAGAGAGCAAGAAACTACGTTGCAGACGAGTTTCTTCGCTCCGATTGTACTCATCTAATGTTTATTGACTCTGATATTGGCTTCCGTCCTAACGATGTTCTATCCCTTCTAGGAATTCAGACTCTACAGCCGGATGAGTATGACATTATGACTGGGCCATATCCTAAGAAGACGATTGCTTGGGAAAAGGTAAAGAAAGCTGTCGAGATGGGTAAGGCTGAGAACCCGCTCGATCTTGACTTCTATACTGCTGACTATGTCTTTAATCCAGCAAAAGGGCATACGTCGTTTCGTATCGACCGACCAGTCGAAGTAAGCGAGGGTGGTACCGGTTTCATGCTTATTCCTCGTGAGGTATTGGAAAAGTATAGGGATGCGTATCCTGAACTTAGATACATTCCAGACCACGTTCGCACGAAAAACTTTGATGGTTCTCGTGAGATCACTGCATTCTTTGATTGCGAGATAGATCCAGTATCAAAGCGTTATCTATCAGAAGATTACTTCTTCTGTCAGAAAGCTCGAGCTATCGGAATTAAACTACACATGTGTCCTTGGATGGAACTACAGCACGTCGGTTCTTATATCTTCAAGGGATCCATGGGAGCGATTGCTTCAATTGGAGCAAATCCGACAGCCAGTAGAGAATCGAATGAAAAGACTTACAAAGAAAAGAAGAAGAAAGCATTTAGACCTTAATGTTGTTGACAAATGCAAAACCATGTGATATACATATACTAATGAATAATGATCAAGGAGAGATATACTATGAAATTTTCTGAACGCACTCTTACTATCCTTAAGAGCTTTTCCACCATCAACAAATCAATCGTCATGAAACCTGGAAAGGTTTTGCGTACGATTACGCCAGAAAAGAATTTGATCGCGATTGCGAACATCGAGGATCAGTTTCCATCCGAAGCTGTTATCTATGATCTTTCTCGCTTCCTGTCCATGTTGAGTCTGTATCAAAACCCAGACGTTGAATTCCATGACAAGTACTTCATCATCTCTGAAGGCAAGCTCAAAACGAAGTATGTCTTCGCTGACATCTCGATGATCGTCGCTGCGCCTGAAAGAGAGATCGGTATCCCAACCGCTGACGTATCTGTGAGCGTGAAATGGGCAGATCTGCAGTCTGTAATGAAAGCGGCAGGTGTTTTCCAGTTTGGTGAGATTGCATTTATCGGCGAGGATGGTAAGTGCTATCTGCGAGCAATCGACAGCAACAACAAATCGTCAGACGCATTCGGTGTAGAGATCGGTGATACTAACGACACCTTCACTCTCATTCTCAAGACCGATAACCTTAAGTTGCTTCCGCAGGATTACGAAGTAACTCTCTGCGCCAAGGGCGTGTCGATGTTTAAGGGTGCTGACGTATCCTATTACGTCGGTGTTGATACTAGATCTACCTACAAGAAAGGTGAATAATGTCTGAAAAAGTAAACATTACTCTACAGGATATCGCTACTGCTGTTTCTATTATCGATATCTGCGTTAAAAGAGGCGCAGTTGAAGGATCTGAACTTACTGTAGTTGGATCTATTAGAGACAAGTTCGCGACGTTTGTTGAACAAAACAAAGCGCCGGAACCAAAAGAACCAGCTAAAGAAGCTGAATAACTTCTTATTCTTTACACGACACACAGGAGATACATAATGGCGCTTGACGCAAAGATTGACGAAGTACTTTGGGTCGAAAAATATCGTCCTCGTTTAATCGAGGATACGATCCTACCACAAAAGACTAAGGATACGTTTAAGAAGTTCGTATCCGATAGTTCCATTCCAAACCTACTGCTGACAGGTGGTCCAGGTATGGGAAAGACAACCATCGCAAAAGCTATGCTCAATGAGCTCGGCTGCGATTACATCGTTAAGAACGGTTCTCTTAACGTCAATCTTGACACTCTTCGTTATGAAATCTCGACGTTTGCTTCGTCAGTCTCGTTTAGCGGTGGCCGTAAATACGTCATCCTTGACGAGGCTGACTATCTCAATGCAGCTAACGTTCAGCCTGCTCTTCGTAACTTCATCGAAGAATACTCCAAGAACTGCGGTTTCATCTTTACTTGTAACTTTAAGAACCGTATTATCGAACCTCTGCGTTCTCGACTTTCTGAAGTGGACTTTACGATTGAAAAGTCGGATCGCCCAAAGATGGCTGCTCAGTTCTATAAACGTGTTCTTGCCATCCTGACAGCCGAAAACATTGATCACGATAAGACTGTCGTAGCGAAAATCATCGAGCGGTACTTCCCAGATTTTCGTAGAGTTCTCAATGAACTGCAGTCGTATGCTGCATCCGGACGTATTGATGAAGGTATCTTTACTGACATCAAGCAAGAGACTGTTGACAAACTTTTTGTTATGCTGAAGGAAAAGAACTTCACCGAGATGCGTAAGTGGTGTCTCGATAACAGTGATCAAGACTCGAACGAAATGTTCCGTACTATCTACGATGCTGCTGCTGAAAAGGTTGAGCTTAAGAGTCTTCCTGGCTTTATCGTTACTCTTGCTGACTATATGTATAAGTCTCACTTTGTGGCAGACCCAGAGGTTAACTTGGTTGCGTTCCTGACTGAAGTTATGTTCGAGTCAACCTATAAATGAAGTTCTTTTCAAAGAAACCTGAGACGTGTTTCTTTTGTCAAGTTACCTTGAGTGCAGACAACACGTTTACACTTCAATACTCATCCGCAGAAGGAGT